ATTAGTTGTAAACTTTAAAGTCATGCTCTCAAAAGATACAACATCAGCAGCGCCAGTACCTAGCATCCATAAAGATTCAGCATACCCGCCTATAAATTTAACACCTGCTCTAGGCCCACTATTAGAAATAAATAAATATTTATGTGCTCCAGCAGCGTTAAGATTATATACAGCAGGTAAACTGCCTATGGCATTTCCATAACTTCTTCCATCGAGCAAAGTCCAATTATAAGTCGCATAAATATTATCTATAGAATTTCCCCTACTTTGGTCTTGCCCGTAACACAATGCTGACCTGTTTCGTGTAAAGGCACATTGCTCTACTTTGACATTATCACCATTTTGAACACCTCCAGCACCAGTAGGATTATGCATAAATCCAGCCATAAATCCGTCAAACATGCAACCTCTCACTGTTAACATCGACGTACCGCCGTTACCTGTATAAGTATACAAGTCATCGTGTCCATTATATCTATCTGAAACAGGTACATTATCTGAAAACGGGTCAACAACTAAACCACAAAACGGGCTATATGTATTACTAGAATAAGTACCTTGTTCCCAATCACTTAAATCCCATTCGTATATTTGATTAGGTGTTATGGAATTGACAATTCCACCTAAAAATTGTATGTTCTCTACTACTACATTACGACCTAAATGTACAGCCAGGCCAAACCCTTCTACGTTATTTCTACAATCTAATGTAGTAGTGTTGGCGAGTGTGCTGCCAGCATACGCACTGGTATTGCCTCTAAACGTAATATGTACAAAGTCATCATAAGCTCCACCAACAGTTCTTCTTGTTTTAAGAACAATTCCAATACTATCTACTGTATAAAGACCAGAGCTTAATTGTACTATAGCAGAAGACCTTTTATTAGTTTGGTCAATTACATTAGCAGCAAAATCAACACATTTTTGAATTGCAGCAACATCATCGTTACCATCGTTAGGAACAGCTCCAAAGTCGTCTACCCAATAAGCACCGTCTGCTCTTGGTTGAATTACTGCATACTGGCCATTTGCCATAGGTATAACTGATATACTATCAACGGGAATATCCGTTATGGCATTAGATTGAACTTTATACCTGGCAAGTCCAGCATCACCTTTACTATCATATCCTCTAGTCTTTATATAGGTATTGACAGGAAGCCTTAAGTTAAGTATATCCAGTCTGTCATCTACATTATACTCAACTGGATCAAGCTTAACGGGAACCGTTGTCTTACTGCCCACCACATTCAATGTATCGTTGCTAAGATTAGCGGATACTAAATCTTCACTAATTGGTTCAAATGCGGGATTAGTGCCAGAGCCTTGTATACCAGGACTAGTACAAACATAAGTATGTTCACTACCATCATTTACATATATCCTGTCTCCTGCATTAAATGGAAGATAGGTATATAGTGCTGTAGTATAACTTTCTTGATCTTCTACACGAACTTCAGTTTTGTGCCATCCAGTACCAAACCACTTTTGTGTACCAGATTGTGTAGCATTATTAGACATTACAATAGTATCTCCAGCTACATTAGCACTAACTACTCTAGTTCCATTTGGTATACCCCAACCAACTACTGTAGACCCGGTAGTTAAAGTTGTTGAAGCGATATAATACTTTAAGTTAGTAATTAAATTACTACCAGCAGTTACATCACCTATAAGGCCCATTCTATATACAGGATAACGAATTCTATACAAACCGTAATTACCGTCTGTAACTTCGTATGGTAAACCTTGTACATATACTGTATCAGATACAATTGCAGACACATAACCTAAAGGAGGATTTATTGTAGATACACCTGTAAGTGGAGGCATTGTGCTTGAATAGGGAACTGCTACGGTACTCAATAAGTTATCTCCTACTCTATAATCATTTACATCAGCAGCTACAAAATAAAATCTATTAGTAGAAGAGTCTACAGTAATTGTAGCTGTTTCTACTGTAATACCTTCTAATTGTTTACCTGTATTAGTAATTTTTATATTATCAGTAACACCGCCCGGTTGAAGATATGCTTCACCTAATAATGGTGCATTTTGAGAAGCAATGTTACTTATATTACCAGACCTCATAGATGATTGAGAGTCTAGCCAACCATAACAAGTATGATATGTATTAGTATATGTTACAGGAACACTTGCACCTACGCCATTTCCAGTAGTATATACCACACCACCTTCTATATGAACACCCTCAAAAGAAACAGAGGACTTTCCTCTAAGGAAAAAAGGTATAGGATATGGCCTACTACAAGATGTGAAATATCTTAAAGCAGAACCATTAAAACTAATAGTTGAATTATTACCTATAAATATAGCTTGAGGCAATCTTTCACTAGTAGAACTTATGAAATCTAATGTAGAGCCGTTAAAGGCGATTGTAAAATCAGAGCCTTTACCAAGCATCCACATACTTTCTACATGTGTATTATTTACACTTACTTTACCATTACCACCGTTAGCTCTAAAAAGCATTTTGGTGATAGCTATATTACAAGACTCAATGCCTGGTAAAGTACCAAAACCTTCACCAAATTCTACACCATTTATAATGGTATTATGGCGAATGAAATAACAATTTACTATACTACCACCTCTACTCTGGCTTTGACCTTGAGCAACAGCAGTATAGTTATTCTGAAAGTAACAATCTTCTACTCTAAGGTTGTCCCCATTCTGAATAAGGCCGTCAGAAGGATTAGCCATGATTGCTGTAATAAAGCCCTGAAAGCTACATCCTTCTATCGTTACCATACTAGACCCGCCATTAGATGAATCAGTGTAATAACTGGTAAAATCAGGATACTGGTTTGCTCCAGCAACATCTGTCCCGAATCCGTCAATCACTATGGCAGAATAAGGGCTATTAGTATTAGTTCTATACGTTCCACCTCCCCAATCAGATATAGTGTTTTCAATTACTTCAGTGTTAGTAAAACCACCTATACCGCCAGAAAATCTGATATTCTTAAACTTAACCTGGCGACCTTTTTCTACAGCAAAGACAAATCCGTCTGCATTGTTTGCTGCAAAGTAAGTAGCATCTCCTATTTCCGCATAAGCATCTTGATTACCTTCAATAATAATATTATTAAAAGTATACCCACCTGTAGTGTCTGAAAGCACTATACCAGTGTCAAAGTCAAACTGTCCCTCTCCAAACTTAAGAGTTCTAGTTCTACCAGAAGCTTCTATGAAATCAAGAGCTTTTTTAATAGCGGCTTCATCAGTTGTTACATCATCTGCAATAGCTCCGAATTGCTCTGCTTTATAACTACCTTCACTAGGCTGAAGAACAGCATACCTAGCATCCGCCATAGGCACTACAGCTACACCATCAGCAGATAAACCAGCAGGTAAATCTTTGTAAACAATATAACTAGCTGCTCCTCCATCTCCAGGAGTTGTGTACCCTTTAGTGTGTATACGTTCTCCTATCACGCCTCTAAGGAGAGCAATCTCTGCAACAGCATTTACTTCATAATCCCACTTGAACAATTGTTCAATACTTGTAGAATCAAAATAAGCTTTGTAGCCTTCGTCAGTCTTATATAGTGTGCTTCTTTCTCTGGCACTACCAGATTTAGGACTTGTCACTTGAATATCTCTAGCAATAGTAGCATCGGCACCAGAGCTGGACTTTATTGTATCTTCTATTACTGTTTCAGTAACAGATAAATCCGTCATACCCGAACCAGTAGCATTAGTACCAGTGTATAGTGTATCTGTGCCGGATACTACAAACACAGAGTCGTTTCTGACAAAGTTCTGATCTACAAAACTACTGCTAGAAATACCTGTAAAGTACTCAGTACCTGCTATAGAAATAAAGGCAGAATCACTTCTAGTATAACTAGAATCTACATTTTCTCCTCCTGTATTAATACCTGTAAAAAGAGTATCATTAGTTGTTACAGCAAATACAGAATCATTACGTACAAAGGTGTTTTCTATACCAGAACCAGCTCCTCCAGAGATAGTGTCTAATCGTATATTATTAAATGTTTGAATACAGTTCTGTAAGTCATCAGTTAAACCACCAACATAAGGAAATAATTTCCTATTTGTTGTAGGTTTGCCTATTGCAGCCATTCCAGCAGGAATAGAGGTTAATGTTCCTGTATTATCAGTAAATGTAGCAGTAATTACTTCTGGTGTAGAAGATATTATAGCATCTATTTCTAACCAATAACATTTTCTATTAGCTTTTAATATTACTACACATTCATCATCAACATCTGTCCCATCGTATTGTTTCAATGTATTAACGAAAGCTCCTTTAAACTGAAAATTAGGAGCTGTTCCGCCAGATTCAACAATAGGACTTAAATATCCATTAAATGTACTATCAATTACACCTTCTTGAGAAAAAGCTGCAAATGATAAAAACATTAATATTATATTAAAAAATAGTTTTTTCATTACCAAGAAAATTTTAAAAAGTGTTTGTTTGGATAAGCAGATAAGCCTTCAAATCTTAATGATATACTAGGATTATTTGTACTACCTATACCAATTAAGCTTACAGAAGGAGAGCTTGTTAAGTCTAAAGGATATGGAATAGAGTCACTAGGTAAAGATGATATACTTATCGGCAAAGCCATTTTTTGAATATTTGGTAAATATAATGTATCTAAAGATATATTTCCAGGCAATCCATTTCCATTAAAAATAATAGTTCTGTTATCTGAATCAACAGAGGTGCTTGGCCCTTGTACAGAAGTAGAAATAGGTACACAAGTACTGGGATAAGTTACAGTAACTATTTCATCATTATCACCAGAAACACTTGCTGTAGGTTCTGCACCAGCATATCTTGTAGCAATAATCGAACCATTATCACTTTTTAGTACAATAAAATTATTAAATAAAGAAGTATTTGTAATTAAAATTCTACTTTCATCAATAGCTTTTTGAATAGTATCTACTACACTATGAGCTTTATTCGCTACACCAGCACTTACCTTATGACTACTACTAAAAGGATTACCAAAAGATTTTCTTCCTCTATCGACTAAATTAGAATAAGAAGCAATTAATATATCTTCAGGTACATCTAAATCTCTATTCTTAGAATTTAATCTTAATATAACATCTAAATTTTCATTATCATTAACTTTTATAGCCATAGTTTTTATTTAATACAAAAAAAGAGGAGCCATGTAACATAACTCCTCTTAATTTTATTTTTATACAAAATTCGATCCTGTAGAGGATTCGCCTTTTAATTCGTGCCCTGAATAAGCTACAGCACTATCTAACCAAGCACCAAGGCTTGCTTCTAATCCAGATACAGTCGTACTGTCATCTGTTGCTGTAGTAACTGCTTCTCCACTAGAAAGATTACTTACAGCAGTAGCAACTGTAGTACAAGTTGCTGTAGAAGTAAGTAAAATAGCTACTTGCTTAGGAGTAGAAACTCTTTGTGTCAAAGTTTCTTCATAATCATAATAGTCAATCAGTGTAGAAGTATAATTATAAGTAGGTTCAATATAAGTAACACCTTTAGAGAAATATTCCCCATGAGGTTGATTTTGAGGAGTATGTACAGATAATTGATACCTGTCATCATTAGAAATAACCCATTTCCAACCCTGACCAGTACCTTCATCAGCAGCTACTTTAGTAGTACTGTGAACATTACCATCAAAACCACCAGCTACATTTACATCTACAGTATTGCGAACTTGCTCAATATTATCAAAATAAGCAGCTTTAGGTTCATCAAGACCTAGGATAATAAATGCATCTACATTAGTATTTAAACCACCTGTTAAAGTACCAGCACCAGATACAGACCAAGTAGCACCACCATCAGTGTCTTCAGTCAATACAACAGCATTACCAGCAGTGCCAGCAAGTCTAGAAGTAATGTTTAATGTTGTAGCAGTAGCTACAGCAGAAGCTTTAGGATTAGCTACAGTACCAGCAGCATAAGTAGTACCAGGAGTTCCAGTACCATTTACAGCATGCGCCAAGTTCTGTAAACTGATTGCAGCGGAAGCTCCAAGGTCTACATCATAAGCGGCAGATGGAGCAGCAACGAACTTGTAGGTTAAATCCCCAATAGTTACTTCATCATTAGCAGTAAAGTTACCAGTAGTAGTTAATGTACCAGTAGCAAGAGTACCGTTTTTAGCAGTTTTAGGATCAATTACTTCAATTGTAGAAGCAGTTGTAATTTGATCGGTAATAGTTTCACCGCCTGCAACTAAATCAGCTTGTTCTTTAATCAATTTAGCTAAAGCTGTAACCAGTTGAGCGTCAGCAACAAGATTAGTAGTTGTTACATTACCTTGAGCATCATAATCATACATTACAGGAATAGTAGTAGGAGTAGAAGCACAGGTAATAGTACCAAGAGCTTGACCATTTCCACCACTAGTATTAATAGCTAAACCAATATAATTTTTATTACCTCTACGAATACCAGCAGAGTTGGAAACACTTGCTACTCTAGAGCGAGTATTTAATTTGTACAGCAAGTTTTCAACTACATAGCTAGTAGTATCAGTAATACCACTTAAAGAAGCGGGAGTAGTGATTGTTTCATAAGAAACATCATCATTATCAGAGTAATCTCTGTCATTACGTACTCCGTAGAGATAAACAAAAGCACCATATTCTGTATCAGCAAGGATTGTTGGTAAATCTGTAACTGCTTGAGCAGAATAATTACCTACTCTGTAAGATTTAGTAATTACACTGCGAATGTTTTCACGATAAATTACACCGCTTTCAACATATCCTTTGTCAGAAACTTCCCAAGGCTCTACAGTGTGTATTGCACTTGATTTAGGTGTACCTTGTAAAACTTTAATTGCTTTTACTTGAGCTGCTGTTTGACCAGCAGTAATAAAAGTACCAAGAGCAGTTGCTCCATCAAAATCCCAAGATAAAACACCTAACTGTTTATCGGCAATACCGAGTGAAGTAGTACCATTTACTAATGCACCAGTGGCTAAGGCTTGGTCGCCATCACCTACTAAAATTACCTTTTGAGTACCTAAAGCAGCGCGATTAGTTCTTTTAAATTTAGACATTTGTTAAAAATTTAATTAAAAATTAAACTGTATTAATTATTTTTTGCTGTCTGTATGCTACCTGATTGTAATCAGCGAAATTACCAGAAACATTTTGAACAGCAATATCAACAACTAAACTACAATAATTATCAGGAATATCCATATTTATAGAAGGATCAGAACTAGAAGGGAATGAAGGATCACCTTCACTAAACTCTAATGTATCATATCCGCCAAAAAAGGGTTTTATGGGAATCTTAATGTATTGCCCATTTATACCTAATAATTCTTCATCTGAATAAACAAATAAAGACTTTCCAGTTTGAGTTGATTTTTTAATTACACCAAGTAATCTAGTCCATTTAATAGATGGTTTTTGATATGAATCATATAATTTACTATCTAAATCATGATGTTGGATTATATCAACTGATATGTTACCACAAGAATCATGTATACCATAAAACCTAACTTTATGCATATAGTCATCTGGTAATTTAAATTCATGTTTATAAAAACCATTTTCAGTAGTTTGATTGATTGGTGTTAAAGGATCAGAATCAGATAATGCTAAATCTACTACTAAAGTAGACAACATATCTATTCTCATCTGTGTAACTTCAAAACCATATTTCCCTGCTTTAGTTTTATTTGCTCCAGAAAATATATCAACATAATCTAAAGCAGCTTCATATAAAAAATCATCAATAAAAGCAGCAGGATAATCTTTGGAATGATTAGAGTCAATTTTATTTAATTCCTGTTTAAAAGTTATATGTTGTCGTTTAATGTTACACATATTATTCAAATTCTATACCCTTCTGTTTTACTTCTTCTAACAAGTCTTTATACCAATTAGTTACATCTCCATCAGGATTATATTCTCTATATTCTTTTAAGAAAAAGTTAACTAATGAATCCCAAGAACTTCCTAATTTGTAAACATCTGGAGTACCAGCTTTGGAATGCCAAATATATTGATTATCTCTGTGAGCAATTACATTTGTGTTTATTGCTTGTTGACAGAGATACATTATATCTAACTTTTCATTTCCTTCTCTAGTTTCCATTAATTTAACTGTACTCATAAATTTTCTAATATTATCCATTTGATGTCTACCATCAGAGATAAAATCAGATAAAATATTATTGACAGTATCAGGATTAACTTTACCTTTTAATATTACTCTAGATTCATAGTCTCTAAGAACAATAGCTATTTGATAAGACTTAAATCTACCATATTCATTTTTAATCTTATACAGATAATAGAATGCTTCTTCTATTTTTTCTTGCTTCTTAGCCTTTTCAGCTTCAGCTTCGTGTTCTTGAGAAATATACCAATCATGATAAGCAGTATTTATTTCTGCTTTATTTTTAGCTATAATAGGAATAACATAAGCCATTTCCATTAAAAGGTCTTGTCTAGGAGTAGTATTTTCTAAAGGATTAGGTCTTGGGTAAAGTGTCATTGTTAATGACTGTAGATAAGTCTTTTTACCCCACTCATCCATGTTAGAAGGCATATTAAACATAGTATAGTCTATTTTATCTGTATAATAATCTGGTTCTACACTATGTCTAATTTCGTAAAGGGTTTGTTTTTTAATTTGTTCCTTCTTAATAATAGAAGGTAAAATATCTCTCCATTGTGGAGAAAGTTTAAAATTGACAAATATATCATCTTCATTCAATCCTTGAAAAGGATTTTCAACTAATTTATTAAGACCTGTCTCAAGTCTTCCTGTATTAGGGTTTAATGGAAAACTAAGTACATCGGCTGTACTATCTTCTTTAGCCTTTCTTTTAGATACAGTAGGAATTATACCTCTATCTGTACTAATTGTATATACTTGTTTGTGTCTTCCTTGATAAGATACTCTTTCTACAGGATTAATCCATATTTTTCTGTAATTGCTTTTCATGCTGTTTTAAATATTTTTCAATTATTTTAGCAGTAATTTTACCAAAATCTTTTCTTGATTTATAGTTTTTTCTTATGTAATAAGGTAATTCTAATTGAATTACTACTACATTATCAAATTTACTATATTTTTCTGTTATGTAACCACCATTAAAATAAGGATAAGGTGGTATTGGATTTTTAGGAGAAGGAGCTACATTATAATATTTATCATAATGAGCACCCAAACTATATTCTCCACGTATTAATGATTCATTACACTTACCAATAATATTCTGAACAGAACTATTTAATTGATTAATGTTAACTTTGTAATCATTTCTTTCTATATCATAACCCAGCTCTATAAATTCATGAGAATGAGCTTGACCATGTATATCTAAGATTAATATTAAAGATTCATCTTTTTCAGTATCAATAGCTTTTTTTATAAAATTATGAAACACTCTGTAATATAATTTGCAAGACTCATCTGCACAAGCAACATATTCTTCTCTATTAGGGTCTAATTCAGACCTATCAAGATAATTAACTATCATGTGAGGTGTTCCCCATTTTATATATTTAGCTATTTGATTGGCAACATCAATTGTATTTAAATCAGTAACACAAGTATATTTATTACAATCTCTATCTGTTATAGAAGAAGACTCAATAACCCCGCCATGAGAGACTGTAAGTATAACAGGAATATCTCCCTGATAATAATTAATAAAACTTTGTGATCTACATCCAAATAATAACAGAAACAGTATAATAAAAATTATTAACTTTTTCATTGTTATTAGTTTTTAAAGATAAAGGGAGGGTATAAATTCCCTCCCTTTAGGTCATTAGATACTATCTAATGAGTGGTAAATTTTTTTATACAACGCTAAAAGGAGTATACTCGATACGTCCTACGCGAGTTACATCCCATACACAGAGTCCACCAGAAGTTTCACGGTAAACGCCGAGTTCTTTGTTGTTAGAATATGCGTTAGAACCATCTTTGATAGCACCAGTTGCAAAATCATAAACATTAGATACTGTAAAGTAAGACTCTACACCATCCTGCATCACACAAGTAATGTTTTCAGGACGAGACGCATCAAATGCTTTTTGATCGGTAGCACCAAAGTCAAAAATGTCCATTGCAAAAGATTCTACAGTGCGATTTGTTCCAGGAGCTTTTTCCGGGAAAAGTTTTCTATCATCCTTAATAGGATCGTAAGAAATTTCTAAGATATAACCCATTGGAAGCTTAATTTTCGTAAACTGGGCACCGTATTCCAATTCATTTTCATGGTATCCTTGAGGATCATTACGCTTAGTTGTAAACAGCGTATCAATGTACTGGAATTGAGATGCTTCTTGAGCAATCAGTCTGTGTAAAAATTCTACTCCACCTTCACCAGATGCAAGTACAATTCTACGATCAGCATGATCTCTACGAGTTAAGAAAATTTCTGCAATGTATTCGTACAGTTCAGAAAGAGTTAGTGTGCCATTGTGACGCTTGAAATGACCATCTCTTACAATTTGTCTCCAGCCTGGAGCAACTTTACGAGTCATATTGCTTTCGCGATCAACTCCTTTTTCAAGATGACCAAATTCAAAATTCATTTCACGGTCACGCATCAATCTTTCTTCAAGTCTTGCTTCTATTTTAGAAACAAAAACACCTGCTTCAATTGTGCCAGCTTCACCAGCATCAAATGGCTGCTGGTAAACATAACCAACACCTACAGCACCATCTTTATAAGTTTGACCTGCAATACTATAACCCATGTTACGAGGCATTGTACGACCCTCTTTACGAGCAGCAATTTCAGCACGAATGAATTTATCAGTAAATTCTGCTTTGCGAGCAAAATTACCAGTCCAAGACTGAAGCTTGAACATTTCACCATACTGGTCACCACCATACTTAGTGTTTAATTCATCAGAAACAGAAGTAGTAACATCAATAAATCTACGACCAGGCTTCAGGTAATCCACAGGGATATAAGCATTATGGTCAGAAGTTTGGAGTTCTACTTCATACTCCCAAGAGTTTACACTACGCTCAATAGGTTGTCCCAAAATTCTAATCAGAGGTAAGCTAGGAGCTTCGCTCTTAAGAATTACTGGCTCATGTAACCAAGGTCTGTCAAGTGCAATACGGAAAGGAATTTTTCCTTTACCGGGGTAAGAGTTAGTTGCTACAAGTAATTCAGTAGCTCTAAAGTCTACATCAGCATCAGCTACTAAGAACCATTCGTAATCATCTACTCCACCAGGAAGTGTATACGTATTACCTTTTGCAACAGTGTAATAAGTAAACTTCTTGTTAATCAGATGAGAACCAAGCTTAGAGCTGAATAATTGAGCAGCTTTTACGCCAAAGTTATACGGCTTGTATTTACGAAACATAGCAGTATGCGTTAGGAAGTCAAACTGACTACCACCCCACGCATGTCTTTCTACAGTTTGTAAAGCTGTTTTTCTATTCATAGTTTAGTAAAAATATGTTATTTAGTAATTTAAACTGGTGATATAGGCACCAAATCTTTAAACTTATCAGTGTTAGGATTAGATTGAACTTCTTTAGTCTTAGTAGATGTACTAAGCATTTCCTTCTTAATCTTATTTTCTAACCTGCTAGCTTCCTTACTAGTGATTTGATTTATAAAATCATCGAAATCGAATTGTTGAGTCTTTTCGTTATAATATGTTGCGAGGTTTGCTAATTGAATTAGAGCCTTTGGGGACTTTGCAGCTACGCTTAAAATTTTATTAGTTTGACCATTAACGAGATTATTTTTAATCTTATTAATTCTCGTAGATTTCCAATCTAAATTATTTAACTCTTGATTAATACTTTCAAACAATTGTTTTTGTTCTTGCTCCCTTTGACTAATTTCTTGTTTAGCGGAATCTAAATGCACTTTATGCTTTAAATTTTCTTTATCTTTTTCAGCTAATTTTTTTGCTTCTTCAAAAATTGCATTTTCAGATTCATCTTCTAAAGCATCAAGCATAACTGGAATTTGAGATTCTCTAATTCCCTGAGCTTTATATTTTTCAGTTAAAAAGTTTCTTGCTTGATCTATTTCTTTAAATTCATAATTTTTTTCAAGAGTATTTAAATCTTGAAGGTAATCATTAAAAAATGTTTTTAAATCATCTTTACTTAAATCATTACCTTTAGTAAAAACATAATCAATCAAGTTTCTTCCAATTTCAGGACTTGATTGAATCATAGCAGTAGCTACTTGTTGAGGTAACTCTTCTTTATAAGAATTAATAGCTTGATTTACATCTTCCCAAGAGTATTCTTGTTTCTCATCATTTTTAGAAACAATACCTTGTTCTACTAATTCATTATAAAATATAGTTGATACTTCAACATCTTGTTTAGGCTCACCTTGTTTAGATTGAACTTGCGGTTCGGCAGGAGGATCATTTTCATCAATCCTAGGTTCTTCCACTTTTGTTTCTGGTTCCTTTATTTCAGGCTCTTGAATAGGCTCATCTTTAACATCTTCAAAAGATGTATCAAATATGTCAGAATCTAGTTGTGGAATTAAATTTTCAAATTTTTCATTCATTATTAATATATTGTTTTTTTAACTTAATTTTTACAAATATTATATATTTTTATAAAATTGTAAACATACTATTCACAAATCTTAAATTAATTATTTTTAGATTGTTTTGCTTTTTGTTTAATTTCTTTCTCTTTTAACTTAAGCTGTTGCTTTTGTATATCTATTTTGGCATCACTTTCTTTAATACCTTGAATAGTTTTAGCAACTTCCAAGTAATCAGGAACATCTTCATTATCAGGATTAACTTGCATTTGAGCAGCTATTTTTTCTAATTCTGTAATTCTTCTCTGTTGTTCTTTAATTACAGCTAAACTAATTTCATGTTCTTGATTATCTTCTCTATTCTCTTTTTCTCTAGCAAGATATTCTTCTTGAACTCTCAACTTACTTTCTTCTAATTCTTTCATTCTATCAATTTGCTTTTGAGCTTCCATCATAATTATCTTATGAGTTTCTTCAGGAGAAACACCAGAAGTAATAGCTTTAACTAATGAAGAAACAGCTTCCATGCCTTCACCAGCATTTTGACCAAATGAATGAGATAATTGCATCATCATTTCTTTATATCTTTCATCATTCATAGAATTAGTTACATAAATTCCTATATTTTGAGGCTCTAACATTCTAGGAGTAACTTTAAATAATTCTTCCGTACCATCATCTAATACATAATGAAACATTGGAGATTCTCCTGTTTCTTCTAAAATATTAGCACAATAAGTTCTAAAGTTCTTTATATAGTCTTCTAAAACATCTTTCCATACTTGTTTTAATGTATAAAAATAAGGTTCTGTAATGTGATGCGATTGAGTTATAGCTTGCTGATTATCTGATACATTTGAATTTTGTGTAAATTGAGATAATCTTTGAGGACTAATTCCCATTGCCATACTAATCTCTATATCAATAAATTGAAGTACTTGTTGCAAATTATATATTTCTCCAGCAGTACCTAATATATATCCAGAACTACCAGGACTTCTTGTTGCAGGAGGCATGCCACCTATAGTACTTTCTGAACCTGAGTAGAAGTCTACACCTAATTGTTTTCTGTATAACATCCATACTGCAATAGGATCACGAATAATTTCTCCATCAATATCTTTACCTAATTTATCAGGTATTTGATCTATATCAACAGATTGAATATATCCCTGATATTTACTTAATTCTCTATTCTGTATGTGCTTTATATATAAATACTGGAAATAAGCAGGAATAGCTCTTTGAAGTAGAGATATAGACTTAGAGTTTCTAGCAGTAAATATACCGCCAAAAGTAGATAAATTAAAACTAGAATAAGGATTTTCTATATCAGTTGATTGATAAGGAACTTCTCTACAAATAGGATACACATCATTACCTAATCTAATTACTTCATATTTACGAGGTATCCATAATTTTTCAAGAGTATATTCTGTACCACTAATAGGATCAACCCATACATATTTTTTACTCTTTTTACCCCATTTATTTGTGAATTTAATTTCCTGAGCTTCTTCAGGAATTTCAAAATCAGACGATAAAGGAAGTGTAATTCTTTCATTGTAATCATCTATATAAGTTAAAAAGTTTAATTCTCTAAATGCTTTAAATTCAAAATGAGTTTCCCATATAAGTGTTTGTTTACTTCTACTATATCTATTAACTCCTTGACCTTGATGCAAACCAGTTTGTTTATTTTCATATCCATCAATTGTATGGTCTGTAACTGATTTAAATACTTCTTCATTAAATGTATCTCGCATATATGTTTGATCGTGTGGCCCTAAAGCATGTCTTTTATCTATACGATAATTATCTTGTTGAGTATGAATCCCTAAACGTTCCATTTCATCTTGAGATAAAATATCACTATATTCATTATAAGCATCTACAACAGTTATAGGTTTTTTATACCATATATAATCTCCTTTATTAACCATTAACTGATTAGGAGCTTTTTGAAATCCTGTATATAATGGATTCCTTATTTCTAGATATGGCTTACCAAATTTCCATCCAGAATAAATAAAACATCTATCAGCAATAGCTACATCTTCTAATGTTTCTACTTCTTTTTGTTTTACACTCTGATCGTGATAAGCATATTTCATTGATTTAGAATAAAATATTTCCCATTCTGATTGAAAGTTCTTTTGAAGTAAATCTTCAGGTGTTTTTTCACTTCTAACTCCTTCTATATATGCTTGCATCTCTTCTTGAGACATACCTTGCATCTGCATTTGTACTTTTTCTATTTCTAAAGCAACTTCTTCTTCTACACTTTTTTTAATAGCTTCGACAAGTCTTTTATTCTTGTCTTTTATAGCTTTCATAGAAAGAAGTACAATTTTAAAATTGTCATTTCTTTTAATAAGCTCCCCTTTTAAAACATTAATATTATTATGGAGTTTTGGGTAAGGCTGTACTTCTTCTTCTATATTTCCTATATTTTCTCCCAATCTATTACAAAATCTATCTAATTCTTGTTTATAACCATCAAGATTATCATTATATATATCATAAGCTAGTTTCATTTCTTTATAATCATTGATTACGGAAGAATGGGCTGGGACAACCCATTCCATATAATCTTTGAACCATTGACAATCATCTGTATATTTTTCTTTTTCAGAACATTTTAAATTGAATACAGGTTCATGTCTTTTCTTCTTTGATTTATTTACATACTTATTATCTTTGTAATAAGTACTAATTGCTTCTTCTGAGTATTTTGGCATTTATTAAAACGGATTTTTTGTATACTCATTATACAAAGTATACGAAGTATTTATTAATAATTTAGTATTAGTAAAAGAATTCTTTAACGCAGATATAATTACTTCGGTTGGATCAATGATACCACTTTCTAAGAAATTTTCATATTGATGTGTTTTAACATTATATCCTTTTAAATCATTAACATCAATATTAACTTCTTCTACATTAGCATTCTTACAAATCTGAGCCATAGGTGTTAAAATAGAATTTTTAACTGGAGCATATAACTTTTCAGTTAATGCTATTTTTGTAAGAGATAATCCACCACCTAAAACATATCCACTTTCTATTGCTGTTCTTACAGCTCCGATAGAATCTTCTAATCTATCATATTCTTCTTTTTGAGCTATACTAGTTTTACCACCCGCATATATAATAGCACTAGCACCTTTTAATCTATATATTCTTTCTTCATAATCTTTTGCATCATATTTATCTGTAGTTGATTCAATTAACTTTCTAAGTTGTTCCACTCTTTTTTCTACAAGCGGAGTATCTGCATTATATAATACAAATTTATAAGAATCAATCATTATTTTATCTACATAACCTTCTTCATTTAAAAAAGCGCGAATATCTTCAATATTCTTCTTTTGACCATACCCATAACCAGGTATTTTAATTAAACACACTTGAGCACCTTGATTTACTTTATTCATGCTAAATGATCTCATAAAAGCATCAGAAAATCTAGGCGCAATTACAATTACAGGTATTTGTTCTTGTATTGATAAAGATAGTAATTTTTCATATTCAGGAGTTAATCTAGTCAAAGGTTCTGTACTAATATGAATATATGCATCTTCATATATAGCCTGTTCTGTATCTTTATTAGTCATAAAAGACGAGTGGATATAACCGCTATCAAAGCTAATACCTTTAACTACTTCATAATATGTATAATCAAAGTTTTCACTTTTTTCTAAATAAAGGCGAGCATCTAAACCTGTTTGCTCATATATCTCTTTGAATAACTCACCTATTCTTTCAGAATTAGCAGAGACTTTAGTAATATTTTTAACATCATTAATACTTTCTATTTTTATAGTTTCTTCTCTAAGTTTTGAAATTACTTTAGCAACAGAATCTTCAACTTTAGATAATACTTGATTTATATCAGAATTTTTAGTTAAAGACTTTCTAACTTCTTTAACCATTGCTTGTAATAACAAAGAAGTTAAAGTAGTTCCATCACCACATTCTTCTACAGTTTTATTAGCAGCAGATATTAATATTTGTGCACCAACATTTTCTAAAGGGTCTTCCAAACTAATACTTTTAGCTACAGAGACTCCATCTTTAGTAAATCTAAGAGATTGTTGAGGATCATTAGTAGCTATAATAACTGTTTTACCTTGACCACCCATAGTAGACTTTACGGTATCAGCAGCTATATTTAATCCTCTAATTATTTTATCAAGTTTGTTTGTGTAATGCTTAGTTTTCATTTAAGCTTTTTTATTTAAAATTGATCTTAATTTTCATTAGACCAAATTATTGGATGTAAGTAATTAATTTTAAAATTTTCAACAGATTGAATTCCTTTAGATATAGAATATATTCTACCTTTATTATCTTGCAATGCAATAATTCCAAATAGATTTTGTGGTGCAAATTTATCAAACTCTAATTCTAATCCTGCTAATATTCTAGGTCTTTTATCTTTTTTAGGTTGTGTAACCATAATAGGATCAGCAATTATAGTTTTAACAGACGGTATAAATTCAGTGTTATATTTTTTAACTTCATGTAAAAAATCTACTTGATCTATAACTCCATTGTGATAAATATCAGTAGTTAATTTATAAGTAGAATCATTAAAATAATTAGTTAATCTATCTGTTTTAAAAGGAGCTTCAACACCTTTTATATGTTTTTTAAAATCATCTGTTTCTTTTTCTATTATCGTAGTATCTCTAATATATTTAATTCTTACTTTTTCTTTTTGCTTTACTGTCTTTAAAGAATCATATCTGTATTGTAAGTAAGATACTTCAGACTTTAAAGAATCAATCTGTCTAACTTGTTTTGCAATAACATCTGCATAATAATCATAATCACATTCTTGTTCTTTTTTTCCACATTGTTGAAATAATATGATAATAGCTAAAATAGCTATTACACCATATTGAATGTAACTTAGTAAATTATTTTTCATTAATTCCAGTTTTTTGACCATCCTGGATTTGGAACTAATTCCCAAGGATTATACCAGCCAGGTTCATTTGATTCATCTTTTTCATGACTTAATTTTTCCACAAGATTTCTGTGTGGATCAGGATTTTTAAATATTCTAGGATTTTGAGATAAGAACGTTAAAGGATTATGCTTATCTTTATTTTTAATTTCTTCCATTATATTTTTTTCTTCTTCCTTCATTCCTAATATAGCTCCTGCTAATGCCATAACAGCATCATAATTACCTTCTTTCATGTCAAAAGCTATAATCTGTCTAATTAAGAATATATCAGGAATACGTTCTATATTCCTTCTTGTTTCCTCACCTATTGTTGTTTCAGCTAATAACCATTCAGCTACTTTATCCATAAGTTCAGCTTTAGCTATATTATTACCAACCATGTAACCATATTGAGTAATTTTTTTAGCATAAATGCCTGTATTATTTACATTTTGAGGACGAAAACAAAGTAAGTATTCTTTATCTCTATTTTTAAAATAGTTTTTACATTCATCACCTCTGTTAGCTTCAAACCATAATCCTCTTTTAGGATTACCATAAAAAGCTAATAACTTTTCTAAATTTGAGTAATATTCTTTTCTACCTCCTGGTGGTTTGCCAATATAAGATGCAACTATAGTATTACCAGAGTAACCATATAAAGTATATTTAGGATTCATTATAATATAGGTTGCACCTAAAGAATCTCCTTCATCAATATTATCTGATACATAAGGGTCATGTCCTACAAATTTATACATATCATCTGGAACTACACCATCTATTTCTTGAGGAAATTCATATATCATTATTGGCCCATCTAAATCTTCTCTTTCATATCTATACTTATGTTCAAAGAAAGGTTTTTTAGATTTGTCTACTTCATAACCAACTCCTCTTGGAAAGTTAGAATCCCAAGATAATTTAACAGGAGTATATATTTTTTCATATAACTTATTGTTCATTAACCCCTTTTCCCTCAACTGTGCTTCTGCTACAGGTAATATATTACCTTTATTAGATTGCCACATATCAGAAGGAATAAGTGGGCTATTCATTTTTTCATGAGCAAGTATTTGTGGATTATTAGCTTCTTCTGCTACTTCTCTTAATTTTTGATAATAAGTTATAGCTTCTTCATAATTTGTATTACCATTTTCATCTTTAAAATCAGAAGCAGTCATATAAGCAGGTAAGAAAAATCCTATTTCTCCACTTTCTTCCCAATCATCATTAAATGTAACAAGATTGTATTGTTTGGGATGCATAAATATTTCTTTAGCAGGTATTATTGTTTCCATGTTTCCAGAAGTTCCAAGTGCTATTTGTACACCAAACTGACGAGAACCAACTCGTACTGTTGATTTATTAGAACCCCAAGCTTTAGTTAACAAACTAGTTAATCCTTGCTCTTCATAAATTATATAATTATAACGTCCACCAGCAGCAGCTTGAGCACCATCTGGTTTATTGGGAGAGTAAACTACATGCGCAATATAAGAACCAGTACCTTCAGTAATTTCTCTACCTTTATATATTGAAGTATATTCATGTCTCCAAAGATTTTTTTTGTTGTTAGGCCCAAGAGAACCTGCCATTTCTTTATAAAAAATATTTGGCTCGTAATCTTCATCACCAAATATTCCCCAAGCTCCAAGAGTTTTACTAACAGCTAACTCATTCATAGCATCTGAAATCTTTTTACAAAATTCAGATGATTTGTTAACCTGTCCAGAACCTACACAAACTTCAGCTTTAGGTGGATTTTTTATTAAATCTTCTGTATAATATTTAGCGCCATCAAATACTATTGTATGTAAACAAACAGCAATTGCATAGAAGTAAGATTTACCTCCTCCACGTGCTCCAAGTTCACTAATATTTTTTGTAGGATTCCAATAAAGAGGAACCCCTTTCTCCTTCTCATGTATTTGTTTTATATTTTCTCTAGGAGATTTATATTTTTTTAATCTTCCTTCTTTATTAATTAAGGCTAAATATCTTTTTCTTTTATTTCTAGCCCATTTATTAAATGTAGAGGTAGAAGGTAACCCCTTTGTTTGAAGCTCTAAAACCCATTCATCAGATGTGAATTCATCATCATCAGACCATCCACTAAAACCTTCTGCTTCTAATACCATATAAGCTCTTTCCCATTCTATATCTCTTATTAAAGGTGTTATAGCTGTACGAGTATTCTGTTCTTCATCAACATCCAAAATTGTACCAAAGTTACCATAAAAAAATAACTTACCGGGCATATATCTAAATCCTCCAAACTCTCTACCCCACATTCCTTCAATACATCTAGTTTTAAGGTCTGCCCAGTAAGGTAAATATCTCGGATCATCAGGATGAAAATGCTTTATTTCATCAAGTAGAAATTGCTTTAGATTTTCTATTCTTATGTAATCTGTTTTGTATTTCATTAATACTTAAAACATTTATTTTTTCTTCTTTTTCAACATCTGATAAAATGTTTTCTAAATCATAGGAAGAACAATACCAAATATAATATTCATCTCTATATTTATCAAAGTATCTAGGATAAAAATACCAAACATATAAACAACTATTCAGTCCTGGCCCACATATTGTTCCATCAGTATTTTTTTCTCTACAAAGAATATAATCTGGTTGATTGCTGTAAAATAATTCATTACCGTCTACATCTACTATTTTATACTCTCCATTTATAACTTCCTGAACACATTTTATATGTTCGTCAAGTTTAACTATCCACTTCAATTTGTAATTGTTTTAATTAGCAAGCTCGTCTAAATCTTCATTTAATTCTAAATAGCACTGTTGGGCACTACCTACAAACAAAGTTATGCAAAATAAATCAAACTCTTCTATAGGCACTACAAACCTTTTACCTGTTAAAAGATTCTTTTTGTACTTGTGTGTATTTTTCATAATCCAAGTTGTTTAATCAAACGTTTAAGTTCCGACTTGTTTTTTACATACCCATTAAATATAGGGCTAGCATCTGTTTCTCCATACATCGTTACGCCTACACCTTGATCTTCATTTCTCTTCTTATCATCAAAGTAAAGCTGAATCTCTCCATTTCCTTTATATGAGTGAAACCATTCATCAGGTTCATCATGTGATGACTCAAATCCTAACTCTTTTACATCCTCTTGGTCTAAATACTTCACTCTAAACTCTGAGTTATATTCATCATAAGGAGGAAATACTTCCTTAGTACTTAACACTACTTTATTCCACTCTTTATTGCTTGAATCTGGATAACGCTCCTCGTATTCAAACCCTATGTGGAACTCTTCAGTATTTGGAGTGTAGTATTTATCCATTTAAAGTAATTTTTGTTCAGATTTACTTTTTTTCCTTCCTCCTTTAATTCTTGTTTCTGTTTTTTCTTTAAGAAACTTAGATTCTATTTCTTCGTAGTTTTTAAGAAGTGCTGGTGTTTTAGATCGTATTCTATCTAATTTTTCAATATCAGTTAAAGAAGAATTTTCATAATCAAAGTTCCTTATAAATTTTGATCTTTGTATCATACTATCTATTTCTTCTTTTAAAGCCTTTTTAGCGGCACTTAAGCACTGATGCGGGTATTCCTCCAGACAAAGAATTATATCTTCGTCAGTCTCATCAAAATCACTATAATAAGTTTCCTTAAGCATGCTTAATCTTTCTTGATAAGGTATTCTGTAAAACTTATTTTTTTCAGGATCAGGATCGCACATAAAAAATACACAAACCATTTCTTTAGAAGAAATTCTTTTATTTTTATCTTCGTCTCTATTATACAATCTAGAAAATGGTTTCATAATGCTTAATTGCATATTATCATTCCAGAAATTATATTTTTCATTTGTAAAATCTGGAGCTATATTTACTAGTCCATCATTCATTGTACTTCTACATTTTGTTCAAGAACGTGAAGATTTAAAGTTAATTTATCAACACTGCCATCATTAAAAACTACATCTACACTCACTTTTTTAAAATAATCTCTTTTGCCTTGATCGTATAATCTTTTATGTACTTTACTTTTTACAGGATCAGTATTTATTGTTAATATAACTTTATTATCTTCTTTTTTAGCTTTAGTACATCCGCAGCTTTTAACTACTCTAGAAATATATTTATCTCCTTTATATTCAAAAGTTTCTTCTACTTGTGTAAATTCGAGTACTTCTTTTTCTACAAAGGTTTTATCCCACATTTTAACTCAATTTAAACATGTAAAGCGTTTGGTCAATCAATTGTTTGATTGAAATCAAAATATCTTGTATAGCAAGATCATCATTAGATAATTTAATTTGTGTTCCAATATAATCAGATAATTCTTGAAAATAAGCTACATGATCTTCTTCTACATTTAATAATATTGCTGGAGGCATTTGTATTTGCTGTTTATTAAACTTAATAGATTTTTCAGCTAAAGAATCATTAAGATCAACAATAGCTTCATAAAAAGCACCTAAAGCTAAATGACGTGCATAAGAATCAGTTCTTAAATGCCAGTATCTACTAAGTGCTCCAGCTTGTTCAAGTTTGTTAAATATTTTGTTAAAATCAATCATCAGTTGATATGCAAATTAGTTCACTAAGAAATTTTAAATCATTTTCATACTCTTTTTTTTCTCCTGGATGCAAAGCCTCCGTAAAGAAAAAATCATGCTTTTGAAATTCATTTACTATATTTAATAATTTAACTCTTTTATTATAATCAGATATTAATTGTGCTGTAATTGTTGTTTTATCCATTTTTAATTTGGTTTATTTCGTAAGGAGTTCCTACTTCGTTCATTGGTAAATAACCATATTCTCCATTTTCATGAATAACTGCAATTGCAGGTTGAAATTTAGAATCAAAATTGTTATAAACAAGTCTAGGTAGTAATTTCTTTAAATTCTCTATTTCATATTCACATCTTAATTTCATTCTACCATCAAAAGAATACTCTTCTATTTTTCTTTGTAAATATCTAATCTCTCTTCTAATTTTACCGGGTCGATACCAAGTTTTTTTCATTGTATTTAGGTATTGATTCATAGGTAGTAAATCTACCTACACCCCTTTTTCGTAGGAGTTTATTTTTAGTTAATTTTTTAAGTTCGTGAGATATATAAGAGCTTTCAGAATAACCCATTTCAATAGCAGCCTGTTTTGGCGTTACAGCTTCTTTCTTTTTTCTAAAATATTCTAATACTTTTAATTGTTTTTGAGTATAATTATTCATTAAGTACATCTCTTATTTCATAAATACCTTTTTTAATTCTCTCTTCTATAATATTTAATTCTTCTTCATTAAGATTATAATCATGAAATACTTTTACTAAATATTTAATTAAATCTCTTAATTCTATTTTATGTGGTTCTTCTTTCCATCCCTTTAAATCACGAATTGATCCCATGTTGATTTTGCTTGAAAATTATACAATATAAGTTTGTAAATTTGATTCTCTATAACATTAACTTTATCATTCATTACTCTTGCGATTTCATTTTTTATATGATAAATATCATAATTATCTTCTATTCTAGAGCCTAACCAATCAATTTGTTTAGAAACCACCATAGGCACTGACTGCCAAATATGGTCTGCTGTAACTAAATTAAATGTTTCTGTAAGACTTACTTGCATTCCTAAATCCATAGCTGAAAGTAAATTTAAAAAGTCTTCCTTAGGTAACCAATTATGTTCAATAAGAATATGGTTTGTATTTCTAAACAAGCTTCTAATATTTTTCATAATTTCTGAATCAGCTTTATTCATATGAAATATTAAATTCTTTTGCATATCATTGGCGTAAGCTATAGCCGCAACAGCTTGATTAAATTGATTTTTTAATATACGAGAAGCTCCAAAGCAAGAAATGTTTAATGAATCAGAGTTAAAGTTATTGCAAAATCTCTGAGGCTTTGGATAAATGTTAGGTAAGTAAATAACATTTTTATTTAATATTTCAGATAAATCGTTTGTTGTTTCTTCGTGATTAGAAGCTATATCACAATTATATCTAAATAACCAGTCAAACACTTGTCCTTCTTCAGCTAAAAATTCTATTCTAGAGTGCGCTCTAACGATAAATTGTACATTAGAATGAATAGACATTAGCTCATCTATCTTTTCAGGAGTAACCCAAATAGCTTCTAATATAACAACATCAGGAAGATGTTCTACAATTAGTCTATCAATATCATTTCCATCTACAGCGTAATCTACTATAGAACTATTTACATATTGAGAAGTTAAACTTGCAGCACCATCCAATCCAAAATTAGGATAACTAGTATTTTGCTGCTTTAATATAAAAAGAACTTTTTTCATTGTTTTTTATTTTAAATATCCATTAGGGTGTGAATTCATTTGAATAGCTTTTCTATTTTCTACTATCTTTTCAAAACTTTCCATGCTTGCATTTTTTATTCGTTGTAAGAGCTTCTTTAAAGTCGCAACCACAACACTCCATTGTCCCATTTAAATAACACTGAGGGCACTGAGAAACCTTATATAGCATATTATC